GACGTTATTGTACTAAAAATTGAATTTGATCCATTACCACCATCACCTGCAGCAGTTCCACCATCAGGAGTATTTGGACCAGCAGCTCCACCACCACCTACTGTAATAGGATAAGATGTTCCTGATAAAACACTAAGAGTTTTTGAAGTTATAGTTCTATAACCACCAGCACCTCCACCTCCATGTCCAACACCACCATAACTTGTAGCACCGCCACCACCACCAGCTACTACTAAATATTGAACACTGTATTCAGATACTAAAGCTGAACTAGTAGTTACATTTGCGTCTCCAACTGTAACCCAACCTTGTGTTGCACCTGAATAAACTATTGTTGTTGCTTGACCTTCTTTAGTCATATCAACATTTACACAAGCACCTTTAATTTTAGAGCTATTTCTACAAATAGTAAGTTTATTTGTATCAAAAGTTCTATTTAAATCTTGAAAAGCTACTATATCTCCTGCTGATGGTGAAGCTGGTAATGTGACTGTTACTGTTCCACCACTTGTATTTACAAAATATCCTTTACCATTTACAGCAGTAAACGGAGATGTTTTAGCTGTTGTACACCAATCTACAGTTCCAGTACGACCAAAACCTGATTGAGATGCACCACTTGCAAGTGTTACAGTTTTACCTGATGAACCTAAAGTTAATGTTGAACCACATTGTACATCAACTGTATTTACTTCTATCTTACTCATACGATTACTAATGTCCCTGTTACTGTAACAGTTTGTGTAAATGTTACAGGTCCTGCTAATACAGCATTCTCGATTGTCATTTGTTTATCCATTGTTGCTGCATGATGGAATATCTCTTCCGATGCAGGTTTATCACCAATAAATATTCCGCTTGGTTGTTCAGCCATGTTGCCTCCTTAAAATTATGTACTAATAGAATCTACTCTACTAACAAATGCGTCTATACTAGATGCAGCACTTGCTAGACCATATAAAACGTCACTGTTTTGTAATACTACTTTTGCCCCACCTTGAATTAATTCAACTGATGTTGCAGGTGGAATACTCAATGTTTTTGCAATATATCTATCTGTTCCAGAACCGCCTTTATCTATATAGATATCCACAGTTACAGCACTAGTTAAGATATTAGTTAATCTTAACCCAATGATTGCATCATCTGAGTTTGCAGTTAATAGAGTGGTTTCAGAATTAGTGATCTGTGTAGCTGTTGATTCAAAATCCTGTGCCATGTTTTTGTTCTCCTTATTATTATATTATACCTTGTTAGTTAAAATTGTCAATATTAAAGGGCAATAGCCATTGCAACTGCAAATCCATTCCCTGCTTTTGCGTCTAATTGTGTTTGTATTGCTGATGATACACCTGAAAGATATCCTAATTCAGTTGAAGTAACTGAAGTTGCAGATACATCACCACTGCCATCTGATGCTAAAGCTCTTGATGCAGTAAGATTTTCCATCTTAGAAAAAGCTATAGCTGCAGTAGTTTTAATATCAGCATTTACAATATTTGTTATAGTGTTATTATCAGAATCTATTGATTTATTTGTTAAAGTTTGTGTAGCTGTTGTTCCAACTAATTCTTGGTCAGATCCTGCTGGTAATGTTAATTCATTTGTAACACTAGCACTATGTGGTTGGGATTTTACAATTTGACCATGTGAATTAGATTCACAGTTAAATTGAATAGCACCTGGATTAGTATCACCTCTAACTGTTACGTGACCTGTTCCTTTTGCTAAAAGATCTAAATCAATATTTGTATCATCACCTGTTGCAGATAATCTAGGACCATTACCTGTTGCTGCATTTGTAATAGTTAATTCATTTACAGCACTAGCTGTTTCAGCAAATTTTAATAATTCTAATGTTCCATCACCAATTGCATTTCCATTAACATCTAATTGTCCACCTAATTGTGGGGTAGTATCTTCAACAACATTTGATATTTCAGAACCTGTTGCAATACCTGCAGTTAAAGTTGCTCTTGTAATTTTTTTAAGTCCACCACCTGAAGTATCAACTGCTAATAATACATCATCGTTAGCAACTGTAGCTATTTCTGTTAATGAACCTACAGCAACCGAATTAAAGTTTGTACCATCTGCAATTAATAAATTACCAGATGTGTTTGTGCCCATAGTAATATCATCACCAGATACAGTTAAGTCTCCATCTACAATTAAATTACCTGAGCTATCTAATTTTAATCCACTTCCTGAACCAACAGTTCCACCTGATTTAATAACTAAATTATCTGAATCTGAATCATCTACCGCAAAATGAAATTTATCCGCACCTTGAGTATCTAGTATAATTGCTGGATCTCCTGATGCTACATCTATTTCTATATTACCTGTAAATGTTGCACCACTTAAAGAAGCAAATGTAGATGATAATGCTGTGCCATCTAATGTAATTGCATCAGCTTCTAATGTCCCATCAATAAATACATCTTTAAATTGTAAAGAAGAAGTACCTAAATCTATATCATTAGTAGTTATAGGAACGATAGCACCATCTTGTATTCTTAATTGTTGTACTGATGAAGAAGATACATTTACATAAAATTCTAAATGATTATTTGTAGAGTCAACTAATACTCTATTGTAAGTATTAGAATCTCTAATTGATGTAATAGGGCCACCTTCACCTGCAGTACCATCATGCGAGTGTCCTGTAGTTGCGTTAAAAGCAGATACTAATTGGTTAAACTCATCATTAGAATGAGCTGCTAATATTGTATCGCCTGTTGTAAATGTGGATTGTCTTGATGAATATCCTGCCATTATCTTCTTCCTCCTGGGGTAAATTCTAATTGAAAGCCTTTAACTGAAAATGAGTCTGCACTATTTTGATCGTCTATTTGTAATGCAACTGCAAATCCAGATCCTTCTATAGTTTGTCTTAATAAAGGTACTCCTGATGCATCATATAAAGAAGCTCCATAAGAAGCTGCCCCATACTGACCAGCACCTCCTGCATTAGGTAATGCTATTTTTGTTGGTTGTGGTGTAGATTGATCATCATAATCATATCTTAATGCTAAATTTGCATCAATAGTAGAACCTTCACCTTGATAGTTAAGATTAACTCTTTGCATATATTTTCTAATACCTGGATCTCCCATTACCATATCTGGAGATCTATATACTGCCTGTATAGTAGCTGTACTAGCACCTGTTGCAAATGTATTTCCTGTTTCCATTTTATAAATAAAACCATCAAAACCACCAAACACTTGAGTTTCAGTTCCACTTATAAAATCTGAATCAGTACATGCTGGTTTAATACCTACCATATCTGCATATTCAAATCCAATAGATCCTCTATTAGGATTATTTTTTAATACACCTATAATACCTTTTGATGAACCTTGTGATCCACCTGTTGTTGGGTAAAATAATCTATATTGGGATTTAGATCTAATAACTAATGATGATATTCTATTTAAACCTATTTCATCAATTCTTGATTGTATTTGTCTAGATATAGATCCAAGTTCAACGTCACCAATTCTTGCTGTACCTGCAATAGTTCTTAATCCATCAGGTGCTAAAAATATAACATCACCACCAATCTCTTGAATACTACCACCATCTCTACAACCAATATTTCTTGTAACTTCTTGAACAGCAAAATTACTTGAAGATGTTCCTGTTAATTTATATATTCTATCTTCACAAAAAATAATTAATTCATTTCTAAATACTTTTAATCCTACAACAGTAGAGTCAACTTTAAATGATCCAGCACCACTAGCTGTAGTAAAATTATCTTCTTCAAATGCTACACTAAATAAAACTTCTTGTGGATTAGTTGCACCAGCATAGAACATATGATTTTGAAATGCTTTTACAAATTTAGGATTAGTAGGAGCTGTTCCACCACCTGTTGCATTTACAACATCAACTGCAAAACTAGAATCAATTATTTGTGCAGGTGAATGGCCAGTTGCAATTATTAATTTATCTGTACCATTAAAGTTAAATTTTTCAAAGTCGTATGCTTGAGTTGAAGTTCCTAATCCTGTTGTTAAAGATGTCCAACTACCAGATGTAGTTCCTCTATGAATATCACCACCTCTAGCTACAATTATTTGTCCATTAAAAACTATAGAACAATCTACTACTAAACTAGCATTACTAGATCCTTGTGGAGTTTGTGTAGAATTATATAAAGCTGTACCACTAACACGTCTGTATCCACCTTTTATATCAGGCTCAAAATTTTGTAAGATTAATGCTTCACCTGGTTGCATTGAAAATACATCTTTATTCAATGTTAAACCACCTGCACAACTTACAACAAATGGGGATATTAAATCTGTTGCTGGCATAAATTAAACTATTGTTTCGGATTTTTCTGGTAATTTTTTATTTAATCTTCTATTTTTAAAAAAATCTATTACTTCTTTTAAATTTTTTGGATCACGATCAAGACTCATTTTAAAAGTTTTAATGGCATCTGTAACTGTAAGACCTTTAGGTATTTGGGCTACTTGTTCTTTATTTTCTTCTTGCATTTGATTTTTTTCTGTTTTATAGTTCATATTATCTTGAACTTTTTTATTTTCATCTCTAATAGCCATTACTTTCCCTTTTTAATTTCTTTTAAATAATCATTAATTTCTTGAACTGTAGCAGGTTCTTTTTCATCTCCTCCTGCTATAAATGCTTTGTCTTTAACTAAATCTTCAGCTTTTATAGATTCACCAGTTAGATTTGCAATATTTAATTTTTTCTTTAAAGCTGCTTTTTGTGTGTTAGTTAATTTTGCCATTAACATTTCTTTTTGCATTTCGTCTTTTTCAGATCTGTAATTCATATTATCTTGAACTTTTTTATTTTCATCTCTAATAGCCATTAGCCTGCTCTAGCTCCTATATTTGTTGCAATGCTTTCTGCAATTGTATCACTTCTCATATAATCATTTTTAGTAGCATAATCTACTTTTAATAATCTTAGTTTTCTTTGAAAATCTCTATCTGCTAATTGTGCATGTTGTGGATCTGATCTTAACATGTATGTATAATATTTAGCTCTATCTACAATTAATGTTCTAAATCTATCAGGTAATGACATATTATCTCCATGTGCTGATAAATCAGTATGTGTTGTATAATAATTATAACTTACGCTATATTCATTTGTGTTTGGTCTTGGACTTACTCCAAATGCAGTATGATTAGGTAATATATAAACTCTTAATGGTGCAGCATAATTACCACTATTATTTGTATCATCAGTTGGCTTATAAGTTTGTAAGTAATTATCATAAGATAAAAAAGTTAATTTTCTATTTGATATGTCATTTCTAGATATTCTAATATAGTCAACATCTAATTGAACTCCATCTGATTCTACATAAATATATGATGTTTGTGCTGTTGCTACAAATGTAGTATTTAATATAGCACCTTCTCTAAAATTAGTTACAGCTTTTGTTGTATTTAAATTCTGTGTTCCACCTGGAGAAGTTCCAACTCTTACAATTAATGCACTACTTGAACTATTTGGACTTAAAACTCTAAGTTGTAATCTATAAGTTTTATTAACTGTAGTATTAATAGCTTGATATGCAGCTGCATCATTTAAATTTAATCTACCGTTTCCGCTTGTTGTATGTGATGGTGATCCATCTCCTGTTGTCCAATTACTTATATCAGAAGTAAATTCACCATTAGTTACTATTTCTTTTGGTCCCATTGAAAATGAATCCATATCTGCTTTTCTAAAGTCAGCAGGAAAATCATATTCATTATCACCTACAAATAAATCTTGTGTTGTTCTTGCATACAATAAAGGTATTTCACCTGTCTCATTATAAATATCATGTATGCCTTTATTAATAAAATCTTTTACAGCAGTTTGAATACCACGACTTGAACTAAATGTACCAGAAGTTAATTCTGTTTCATTTAATTCTCTTAGTACGCTATTTGTTAATGTAAGATATGTAGTGGCCATTGTTCTCCTTAAAGATCAAGGGGGGATTGCTCCCCCCAAGATAATTAGCTATTAACTAAATGTTACGTTTTGTGAGTCTGTGTCAGCGTCTGATCCACCTTTATCAAGTGAAACCATAGTTGCCCATACTCTAACTTTTGCGTTAACTGCAGCAGTAGCAATAGTTGCTCTGATTGCGTCAGCAGAACTATATGCGTAAGGTGCAGCTAATACAGCTTGTTGACCAGCAGAAGTTGGTGCAACTGCAGCAACGTATTGATCTCCATCAACACTGTCGCCTAGTGCAATTGTACCAGTGCCAGTACCAGCTGATAACACATCAAAACCTGCAGCAAGTACTACTGTATTTGCTGGGATTCCAATAATGTCAAAAGTGTCCGTAGCAGCATTAGTTGTAGAAGAGAAATCTACAACTTCTGATGCGATTCTCACAGTATCTCTAGATGCTTTGATCTGAGTATTTGCGTTTGAACTATCATATGCAGTCATTGTTTATATCCTCCTACGATTACGATAACGTTACAACGCCAGATCTTACACCTTCGTCTCTAAGGATTTTTCTTCCGTAGACGTGTAAGCCTCTAACG